GCGGCCGGGGTGATGGAGCAGGTGGTGGCCTATCGCACGTCCATCGGGCAGATTGCGCCGTGCGCCGATTGCGTGGGGCATGTGGCGCTGCTGGACCAGGAGACGATCGGCCGGCAGGTGTGGCTCCAGGCGCCGGGGCGGCCGGTTGAGGGGCCGTTTTTGGTGGTGGATTGCGCAGCGCCGCAAGATCGGGAGTATCTGCTGAGCCGGGGGTGGGTGGTGGATCTGGATTGGGAGACCGGGCAGCGGTGGGGGATGGATGCGCCGTTGGCTGGGGTGCGCGTGCTGTTCGAGCCGCCGGGGGGCGCCGATGGAACGGGTGTGTAAACGCTGCGGCGGGGTGTATCGGGGGCTGGCGTGCCAGGTGTGCCATCCACGGCGGAAACGGGCGGCGGCGGGCGCTAATAAGGTAGAGTTGGCAACCGGGGGACGGTTGCCAACTCTACCAGGTACAGACGCTTCGTGTAATGATTGCGATGGCAGGCAAACCGACCGGCCCGGAGATGTACAGTGTTTTTCCGTAGGTTTTCCGTATGATCCAGGCGCATGTGCTGCCCCACGGTTGCGAGACGGCGGAGATTGCGGCGTTGCTGGCGGTGTTGACGCATCAGCAACGGCGGGTGCTCCGCAGTTACGTGTGGGCGGTTGAGCTGGGGGAACAGTCGGTTTCGGAGTGGCTGGCCGCTGAGAAATGTCCGGTCAGTGTGCGGTCGTGGTATCGCCGTGGTGATAATGCCAATTACCTCCACAACGCCGATTTCCAGCGGGCGCTCGAGGCGTATGTGCAGGCCGGGCAACGCTGGCAGCTCGGCGAGGAGGCGCGCACGATTGCGGCGGCGCGGCGGACGTTGCGCCAGGGCGCGTGCAAAGCGGCCAGCCGGATGGTGGACCTGGTTGACAATGCCAAGAGCGACGCGGTGAAGCTGCTGGCGGCGCAGCAGGTGCTCGACCGGGCGGATGCGGAGACGGCTGCGAAGGGGCCGGCCGGGCCGACGAACGTGACGGAGCTTTCGGATGATGAGCTGCTCGCCATCGCCAGCCGGGGAAACGCTGGAAGCGGCGGCGGCGAACGAGCTGCTGCGGCGTAGGGCGGCACGGCAGTCGCTCCTGCACTTTACCAGGTATACCTTTCCGCAATATCGCGCGGAGGCGGTCCATGAGCTGATTGCGCACGCGCTCGACGCGGTGGTGGCGGGCGATCTCCGGCGGCTAATGATTTTTGCGCCGCCCCAGCACGGCAAGAGCGAGCTGGTCAGCGTGCGGCTGCCGGCGTTCTGGTTGGGGCGGCGGCCGGATGATCCGGTGATCCTGGCCTCGTATGGGGCGGATCTGGCCGAGTGGAAAAGCCGCCAGGTCAGGCAGATCGTGGAGGGCGGCGAGTTTCGGGCGCTGTTCCCAGAGATCGCCACGCGGCGGGATAGTCGGGCGGTCAATCAGTGGCAGATCGCTGAGCGGCGGGGATTCCTGAAGGCGGTCGGCGTCGGCGGGCCGGTGACGGGGCATGGGGCGCTACTGGGGGTGATTGACGATCCGTTCGAGAACTGGGAGCAGGCGCAGTCGGTGACGCATCGCAACCGGGTGTGGGAGTGGTATCGGGGGACGTTCCGTACACGCATCTGGGAGGGCGGAGCGATCATCCTGATTATGACCCGCTGGCATGAGGATGATCTCGCCGGCCGGCTGCTCCAACAGGATGCGGGGCTGTGGCGGGTGCTGCGGTTGCCGGCATTGGCCGAGACGCCGGCGGAACGGGACACAAACAATGCGAAGCTCCACCTGGGGGTGGGGTTGCCCGATCCGTTGGGGCGGGCGCCGGGGGCGGCGTTGTGTCCAGGCCGGTTTTCGGTGGCGGCGCTGGCAGCGTTGAAAACCGATGTGGGCAGCCTCGTCTGGAGCGCCGAGTATCAGGGGGCGCCGACGTTGCCGGAGGGCGGGATGTTTAAACGGGCGTGGCTGCCGATTGTGGATGCAGCGCCGGCCGCCGGTAAAACGGTCCGCTACTGGGATAAAGCCGCCACATCCGGCGGCGGGGATTTCAGCGTCGGGGCGAAACTGCGCCGGGGCGAGGATGGCGGCTATTACGTTCTCGATGTGGCGCGGGGCCAGTGGAGCGCCGGTGAGCGCAACCGGGTGATGGCGCAGACGGCGGCGCTCGATGGACCGGAATGCGAAATCTGGGTGGAGCAGGAGCCGGGCAGCGGCGGCCGGGAGTCGGCGGAGGATTCGCTGCGGCTGCTGGCGGGGTACACGGTGCATCGGGAGCCGGTGACGGGCGAGAAATCGGTGCGGGCGATGCCGCTGGCGGCGCAGGCCGAGGCCGGAAACGTGCACCTGGTGCGCGGGGCCTGGAACGGGCCGTTCATCGAGGAGTTGACGGCGTTCCCGACGGGGACGAATGACGACCAGGTGGATGCGGCAAGCGGGGCGTTCAACAAACTGGCCGGGCGGCGGTCCATGCGGCCGCTGTAGTAGTGGATAGAGTTGGAGAGTTGGCAACCGGGGGACGGTTGCCAACTCTGGCAGACTGGCGGACAGGGATGACATGAACATATTCGACCGGGCGAGTAAAACCCTGCGGGCGGCGGTGATGACGTGGGTGGGCGCGGCGCAGAGTTGGAGCCTGGCGCTGCTGGGGCGCACGAAATTTGACTATGCCGCCGAGGTGGGCAACGGCCGGGGCAATGCGGCCGTCGAGGCGTGCGTGCGCTGGATCTGCCGGACGTTCCCGGAGGCGCCGCTCCAGGTGCTCCAGATGCAGGCGGATGGCACAGAGATCGCTGTGCCGGGGCACGGCCTGACGCGCCTGTTGGCCCGGCCGAACGGGTATTACTCCGGCGAATTGCTGTGGCGAGCGACACTGGCGGACTGGACGACGGACGGTAACGCGTACTGGCTGAAGGTGCGCAATCGTTACGGCGCGCCGGTCGAGCTGTGGTGGCTGCCGCAACGCCTGGTGAAACCGGTGTGGCCAGCGGATGGCAGCGCGTATCTGAGCGGCTACGAATACAATCCGAACGGGACGATCATCACGTATGCACCGCAGGATGTGGTGCATTTCCGGGATGGCATGGATCCCGATAACACCCGCCTGGGGCTGAGTCCGCTCAAATCGCTGTTCCGAGAGATTTTCACGGATGACGAGGCGGCGAATTTCACGGCGAGTCTGCTGAAAAACATGGGGGTGCCGGGGGTGGTGATTGCGCCGGCCGCCGAGGACGTGTATGTGACCCAGGCGGACGCCGATGCGATTAAGCAAAAATTTCAGCAGCTCACGAGCGCCGACAATCGGGGCGCGCCGCTGGTGATGCCGGCCCGGGTGGCGGTGACGCCGCTGGCGTTCAATCCGCAGCAGATGGATGTGAAATCGCTGCGCCGGGTGCCGGAGGAGCGGATCAGCGCGGTGTTGGGGGTACCGGCGATTGTGGCCGGGCTGGGGGCCGGGCTGGAGCGTTCGACGTTTTCCAATATGGCGGAGGCGCGTGAGGCGGCCTACGAGAGCAACATCATCCCGAATCAGCGGTTATTTGCGGCCGATCTGGGCGCGCAACTGCTGACCGAATGGGACGCCACGGGGATGCAGCGGGTGGCGTTCGATTATCGGGCCGTGCGTGTGCTCCAGGAGGACCAGAACAAATTGTGGGCCAGGGTGGATCTGGCGGTGCGCGGCGGGTGGCTACAGGTGGGCCGGGCAAAAATGATCGTGGGGGAGACGCCGTTGCCGGGGGATGATGAGTATTTGCGGCAAGGGAGCGTTGGCAACCAGGAGGCGGTTGGCGACCCGGAGAAAGTTGGCAACCGGGGGACGGTTGCCAACGATTATCAACACGATGTCAAATCAGCCGGCCGGGGTGGGCAGCGGCGGCTGCTGGCGGCGCTGGAGCGGGATCGGGCGCGGTTGACGGCGCGCCTGGCCGGTGAGTTGAGCGGGGCGTTCGAGGATCTGGCGGCCGGGGTGCGGATTCGGGTGGATGGGACGGCGAAGGCGCGTGCTGATGAGGGCGGGCCGGGGGCGTGGGCGCTGCGGTTGGCGGGTGGGGAGTTGGTGCAGGTCGAGCTGCCGGAGGAGATTGACAGCACGTTTAAACGGCTGTATACGGCGGCATTCGAGCTGATCCTGGAGACGACGGCGGCGACCATTGCCGAGCATTTCGAGATGCCCATCGGGATCATGTTGGAGGATCCCCTCGCCAGGGACATGATCCGCAATTGGGCGACGCGCAAGGGCCTCGCCGACATCGAGGAGCAGACCCGGCAGGCGATCATGGCGGCGCTGGCGGATGGGCGGGCGGATGGGGATGGGGCGGACGATCTGGCGCGGCGCATCCGGGGCTACGTGGAGGGCCGGGAGATGTATCCGGGGGTGTATCAGGAGGCGTTCGATCGGGCAAAAAAACGGGGCTGGGGCGACCAGGCGGCGGAGCGGGCGGGGGATCGGGCGGCGCGGCAGTATCGCAGCGAGACGATTGCCCGGACGGAGACCAAAATTGCGCAAAACCGCAGTTCGATCCTGGCGTATCGGACGAATCCGGTGGTGACGGCGCTGCGGGTGTTCGACGGAGACGATTGCGGCTGGACGAGCCACGATGACGACGAGAAGGCGGATGGCAAAATTGTGACGTTCGACGAGGCGGATGCGTATCCGCTGGCGCATCCACGGTGCGTGCGGTCGTTTGCGCCGGTGGTGGAAGATTAGAGTTGGCAACCGAACGACGGTTGCCAACTCCGGGAGGGGTGCGATGAATGTGAAATCGGTGCGGGCGCCGCTGGTGGTGAAGGATGGTGGGCAGCCGGGGGCGGTGTCGGCGGTGTTTTCGACGTTCGGGGTGGTGGACGCCGATAATGATGTTGTGCTGGCGACGGCGCTGACGCACGGGCAGGCGGTGCCGATGACGTGGGCACATCGCTGGGACCTGCCGGTGGGCAAGGGGATCGTCCAGGTCGGTGAGAATCAGGCCGTTTTCGATGGGGAATTTTTTTTGGAGACGGACGCCGGGCTGGAGGCGTACAAAACGGTGCGGGCGATGGGGCCGCTCCAGGAGTGGTCGTGGGGGTTCCGGGTGATTGACGCCGGGTACGAGCAGCGCGATGAGAAATTCGTCCGGGTTATCAAACGGGCCGAGGTGTTCGAGGTGTCGCCGGTGCTGGTGGGGGCCGGGGTGGGGACGTACACGGTGGGGATCAAATCGGGCGATGGACACATGGCCCTGGCCGACCAGGGGGACGCCGTGCTGGCCGCGGCGACCGATCTGGCGGGGCGTTTGCGGGCGCTGGCCGCCCTGCGCGCGAAGGAGGGCCGGGTGCTCTCGGATGCCAACCGGAAACGGTTGGCGGCGTTGTCGGAGGCGCTGCGCACGGTGTTGACCGATGTGGATGAGCTGTTGCGCAGCACGGAGCCGGAGAAGGGGCTGGATCCGATGACGTTGTATGTCGAGTTTCAGCGAATCACGAATCAGTTGAGGGGGTAGCGATGGCTAGTAAATTAGTGGAACGGCGCGAGGAGCTACGGATCAAACAGGCGGCGCTGGCGGCGCTGTTCGAGGCGGCCGGGCCGGAGTTGGACCTGGGGAAAGTCGAGCAGCTCAAATCGTTCGGTTCGACGGCGGCGCGGGCGGCCGAGATCAAGCGGCTGAATGATGAGTTGACAGCGTTGGGCCAGGAGGTGGATGGCCTGGCGGAGGTGGAGCGAGCGCAGGCGAGCGTGAAGGGGCTGGGCGAGCGGTTGAGCCAGCCGGCGGGCGGGCTGATCCACCCCCAAGGCGGGCAGCCGGCGCAGCCGGTGGTCAAATCGTTCGGCGAGCTGTTCACGGAGAGCGCGGCGTTCAAGAGCTGGTCGGCCGGGCGGGGGCCGGTGGCGACGGTGCCGAACGTGGATATCAAAACTCTGATGTCTACGTCGGCGGGGTGGGCGCCGCAGAGCATCCGGCAGCCGGGGTATGTGCCGAGTGCGCAGCGAATCCCGACGATCACCGACATCATCCCGATGAACACGACCACGCAGGCGGCGATCCTGTACATGGAGGAGACCACGTTCACGAACAATGCGGCTGAGCGGTCGGAGGGCGCGAACAATGCCGGTGAGGCGGCGCTGGCGCTGACTGAGCGGACGGCGAACGTGCGCCAGATCCCGGTGTGGATCCCGGTGACGCAGGAACAGATGCGCGACGTGCCGTACATCCAGGGGTATGTCAACAACCGGCTGACGCTGATGTTGCGGCAACGGCTGTCGAGCCAGTTGTTGACAGGTGACGGGAATGCGCCGAATCTCGGCGGCATTTTGGCAAATGCGAACATCCAGACGCAGGCGCTCGGCGCGGATACCGTGCCGGATGCGATCTACAAGGCGATGACGAATGTCCGGGTGACGGGCCGGGCGGAGCCGAATGCGGTGGTGCTGCATCCTAACGACTGGCAGGGGATCCGGCTGCTGAAGACAACCGATGGCGTCTACATCTGGGGCAGCCCGGCGGACGCGGGGCCGGAGCGCATTTGGGGCCTGCCGGTGATCCAGGATTCGGCGGAGACCGAGAACACGGGGTTGGTGGGGGATTTCGCCAACTACTGCGAGCTGGTGATGCGCCAGGACATCGAGTTCGAGATGACGGATAGCCATGCGAGCCTGTTCATCCAGTATACGCTGGCGATCCGGGCGGCGCTGCGGGCGGCGTTCCCGATCTATCGGCCGGCGGCGTTCTGTAGCGTGACGGGGATCTGAGTGGGGGTGGGGGAGAGTTGGCAACCGGACGACGGTTGCCAACTCT